GAACTAGAATAAAAGGTATGCATGGTGTTATTTCATCTGCAGATAATTTTTTATTTAAAACTACTTCAAGCACAGGAACTACTGTAATGACTATACCTGCGGACGCAGGAGATTTAGATCCTTACATTCCTGACGATGGAGTTTTATTTAGTGCAGGCGCATATCTTCCTATGGACCAAGGCGATATTACAGGGTTAACAGTATACCTAGACGCATAGGAGGTTAAATGGCAAACACTACCTCTGGAACAACTACATTTGATAAAACTTTTTCTATTGATGAAATAGTAGAAGAATCTTTTGAACGTATTGGATTACAAAATGTAGCTGGTTATCAATTAAAATCAGCAAGAAGATCTCTTAATATTTTATTTCAAGAATGGGGAAATAGAGGTATTCACTATTGGGAAGTTGACGAAACTAATCTTGATTTAATCGAAGGTCAATCTGACTATGATTTTTTTAGAGCTAGTGGTGATGGTACAAGTGCAACTACAACACCTACAAACGGAATCTACGGAATGTCTGATGTGTTAGAAGCACAGTTAAGACAAAATAGAACTCAAACAACTCAATCTGATTCTCCAATGACAAAAGTAGATAGATCTACGTACGCTGCTTTTTCAAATAAATTATCTAAAGGAACACCTAATCAATACTGGGTTGAAAGATTTATAGATAAAGTTAGAATACATATTTATCCTACACCAGATTCTACTAATGCATCAAACGATATGCATTTCTATTTTATTAAAAGAATTCAAGACGTTGATTCAACTTATACTGATGCAACTGATGTCCCTTTTAGATTTGTTCCATGCATGGTTTCAGGACTAGCATATTATTTATCACAAAAATATAAACCAGAATTAATTCAAGCTATGAAATTAGTTTACGAAGACGAATTAGCAAGAGCATTAGCGGAGGATGGGTCAGCTTCAAGTACATATATTACTCCTAAAGCTTACTACCCTGGTACATAATGGCTAAATACGCAACAGGAAAACACTCAAAAGCAATATCTGATAGATCAGGTTTACAGTTTCCTTATAATGAAATGGTAAGAGAATGGAACGGATCTTTTGTTCACGTATCAGAGTTTGAACCTAAACAACCACAATTAGAACCAAAACCTATGAATGGAGATGCAATATCTTTACGTCATGTAAGACCAGCTAGAACAGAACCAAGCGTCCCATATTTATTACAGACAGATGCTTTTGAAACATATGCAGCTGGTTCTGGAATTATAAATGTAACTGCTCCAGGACATGGAATTACTAACGGAAGCACAAAAAGATTTAGAGGTGCTCCACTTGCAATTACTGCATCTGGAGGAACTTTTCAATTTACAAACCCACAAAGTTTTGATGGTATATCTGGATCAAATATTGCAAAAGCAACAGGATATACAATAACTACAGGTATTTATGTAAATGATGCTAGAGATACCAGCGACTATTCAACTGCTAATTTTTTTCATTTTACAGTTGATACTAACACTGCTACAAAAGGAGATATAAAAGGAGGAGGCGACGGTTGTTCTGTTGGACCCGTTACTTTAACAGCATGATTAAATATATAAAAAAATTATGGAAAAAATGGTTTGGAAAAGAAGAACCAAAACAAGAAGTTAAAATTAAAATTAAACCGACTCATTGTTTATCGCATTTAAGATTTAGAAAAAGCTGTCCAGCTTGTTTGGAGATTATTACATAATGGCAGGATTAAGCGCATCAGGATTAAAAACACAAATAAGAAGCTACACAGAAGTTGACTCTAATGTGTTATCTGATTCTGTTTTAGAAAATATTATTTTAAATGCACAATATAGAATTTTTAGAGACGTGCCTATCGATGCAGATAGAAAACAACAAACAGGAAATTTAGTTACAGGTCAAGAAACTATTAACGCTCCAGCAGGAGCAGTTTTTATCAGAGGTATACAGGTATATGATTCTACTTCTGCAGTGACTGGACCTAATGTTTGGTTAGAGAAAAAAGATATAACATATCTTCAAGAATACGTATCTTCTACAGCTTCTGCTAGTAGAGGAAAACCTAAGTATTACGCTATGTTTGGTGGTGGTACAGGAGAGTCAGATACCACATCTGGTAGAATGATGTTTGCACCTGTTCCAGACACTACCTACAAATTCAGAGTACATTATAATGCAGCGCCGGCTCTTTTAGAGAATAACGACACTAATTATATTAGTTTGAACTTCCCTAATGGCCTACTATATTGCTGTTTAGCAGAGACTTATGGCTTTTTAAAAGGGCCAGCAGATATGTTGACATTATACGAGAACAAGTATAAACAAGAGGTACAGAAGTTTGCGAATGAGCAAGTTGGAAGACGTAGACGAGATGACTACACAGATGGAACAATAAGACTTCCAATTGACTCACCAAACCCATAGGAGATAAAACATGGCAATAACATCAGCAGTTTGTACAAGTTTCAAAGTAGAACTTTTAAAAGGCGTTCACAATTTTACAGCAACAACTGGTAATACTTTTAAGATTGCCTTATACACTAGTTCAGCGACTTTAGGGGCTAGCACGACTGCTTACTCAACTTCAAACGAAATTACAAATACTTCTGGAACAGCTTACACAGCTGGAGGCGCAACACTTACAAGCGTAACTCCTGCAGCATCAAGCACGACTGCAGTTTGTGATTTTTCTGATGTGTCTTACACTGACGCAACATTTACAGCTAATGGTTGTTTAATATATAACGATACAGCGACAGGTGATCCTGCTTGTGTTGCAGTTGCATTTGGAGCAGACAAAACCGTAACTAGCGGAACTTTCACAATTCAATTCCCAACAGCGGACGCTACAAACGCAATCATAAGAATAGCGTAAGGAGGTAGCAACGGATGTCCGTTACTAGAACCTACACAGTAACGGTGGTTAGCACCGGTAGTGGTAATAAATATTTTATTGATGGTGTTCAACAAGATACTTTATATTTAGCCGAAAGTGGAACTTACAAATTTGATCAAGCAGATTCTTCAAACGGTTCTCACCCATTAAGATTTTCTACAACAAACGATGGAACTCACAACAGTGGAAGTGAATATACCACTGGAGTAACCACAAACGGAACTCCAGGTTCTTCAGGTGCATATACTCAAATTACTGTAGCAACCGACGCACCAACTTTATATTATTATTGTTCAAGTCACTCAGGAATGGGTGGAACTGCAAACACTCCTGCATCAAACACTTGGGGAGCTTTAGGATGGAATACAAATCGTTGGGCATCAGCTTCAGCAATTATTCTTGGTTGGGGTGGATCATCTTGGGACGATGGTGAATGGAATGAATTAGGTGATATAACATTAACTTTAACTGGTCAATCAGCAACTGTATCTCTTGGAACACCAGATGTTTTCCCTGAACAAGGTTGGGGTAGAGATACTTGGAACTTTGAATCTTGGGGTGAATCAGGACTTACTGTTGAATTAACAGCTCCAGATGCAATGACATCTTTTGTTGGAGTTGGAAGCACTTGGAACAAAGGTTCTTGGGGTCAAGATCAAGGTTGGGGGACTTTTGTTTTAAGTCCTGCAGATGTAATGGGACTTACTGGAGTATCATCAACTTCAAATGTTGGATCACCAACTATAATAGGAAGCGCAGAATTTTCATTAACAGGAGTTTCTTCAACTTCTGCTGTTGGATCATTGACTCCAGCAGATGTAGTGGGATTAACTGGTCAAGCAGGAACGTCAGCAGTTGGAACTTTAGTTCCAGCAGATGTTATTGGTATAAGTGGGGTTTCTGCAACCTCCTCATCTGGTTCAATAACTATTAATTCAAGTCCTGTTGTAATTCCAACAGGAGTTCAAGCCACTGCTTCTGTGGGATCAATAGATCCTGCTGCACTAGTTGAAGGTTTAACAGGTTTATCAGCTACATCTGCAGTTGGAACTTTAGTTCCAGCAGATGTTATGGGATTAACTGGAGTTTCAGCAACAGCTGAAGTTGCTGCTTTTGGCACTGCTTCTGGCTTCGGAATTCAAGCTTATGAAGGTATTGACACGGGTTCAAATTCTTCGTATACAAATGTTGCAACTGGCTCAAATACAAGTTATAGTGATGCAGCATAGGAGAAAATAAATGGCTTCAACATATACAGGTTTAGGTGTCGAACTTCAAGCAACTGGCGAAAACGCTGGAACATGGGGTACGAAAACTAATACAAACTTACAAATTGTAGAACAAATTTCAGGTGGTTTTACACAACAAGCAGTATCAGATTCAGGAGATACAACTTTATCAGTAACAGACGGTGGAACAGGTGCAACTCTTGCACACAGAATGATAGAATTTACAGGTTCTTTAACTTCAGGAAGAAATGTAACTATTCCATTAGATGTTCAAACTTTTTACTTTTTAAAAAATTCAACAAGTGGATCTCAAAACGTAACTTTTAAATACGTTTCAGGTTCAGGAGATACTGTTGCAGTTTCTCCTTCAGCAACAGCTGTTGTTTTTGCATCTGCAAACGATGGCACAAACCCAGATATTATATCTTTACCATCTGGTGATGTAACACTTACTGGAACAGAAACTTTAACAAACAAAACTTTAACTTCACCTAAAATTGGTACTTCTATTTTAGATACCAACGGAGCTGAACTAGCTAAAGTTACAGCTACGAGTTCTGCGGTTAATGAATTTACTATAGCAAATGCTGCTACAGGAAATGATCCAACACTATCTGCAACAGGTGATGACTCAAATATTGATATAGCTATCAAACCAAAAGGAACTGGAGAAACTGTTGTTGGAACTGGAGCTGCAGACGCTACAATAACTTCTAGCGGTGCACACAATCTAGTTTTAGACACAAACTCAGGTACGAATTCTGGAACAATTACAATTACTGACGCAGCTAATGGAAACATTGTTATTGCACCTAATGGTACTGGTGTTGCTCAAGCCGTAGATGGTGGAGATAACACTGCAGCAATTAAAATTGCTGGTAAAGAAACTATTTGGATTCCAGCAGTTGCTATGTACCCAAATTCAACAAATGGTTGCGCAGATTTAGCTCAAACAGAATTATCTAATGGACCTGAAATTAAAACTTTAGATTTTGATAAAGACTCAGATGAATTTGCACAGTTTGCTGTTGCATTTCCTAAATCATGGAACGAAGGCACAGTAACTTTTCAAGCTTTCTTTACCGCAGCTTCAACAGATACAGGTACAACAGCATGGGGATTATCTGGCGTTGCTATAGCAGATAATGATTCTTGTAATACAGCTTTTGGAACACAAGTTGTTGCAACAGCTAAAGCACATAGTGGTACATCAAACGATTTAGACGTAGCAGCAGAAAGTGGAGCAGTAACTATTGCAGGTTCACCGAGCACTGATGAACAAGTGTTCTTTCAAATCTCAAGAGATGTGTCAGCAGACTCATTGACTGCAGATGCAAAATTATTAGGAATTAAATTATTCTTCACTACTGACGCTGCTAACGACGTATAATAGGAGCATAGTATGAAAGACTACAAACCAGAAACTTTCTCAAACCAGGTTGGTAAAAATCAATCAAGAACAACTGGACTAAAAACTAAAGGATTTGGATATCAAATACTTGGTTTTGGATCAGGTGGTGGAGCTCCAACATACGATATTGAATTTTTAGTAGTAGCCGGAGGCGGTTGCGGAGGTAACTCTAATTTTGGATTTATCAGTGGTGGCGGCGGTGGAGCCGGTGGATATAGAACATCTACTCAAACAGTAGTTCTAGGACAAACAGTTACAGTAACAGTCGGTGATGGCGGACCAAATCAAACAACAGATGGTGACGACTCATCAATTTCAGGATCAGGTGCAGGACTAACAACAATAACTTCTGCTGGCGGTGGAAGTGCTGGTCCTTATCACTCACCAGGTAGAGACGGTGGTTCAGGCGGAGGCGCAGGAAATGGAAATCCATCTGGATTAGCTGGTGGTTCAGGAAACACACCAAGCGTATCTCCAAGTCAAGGAAATGACGGCGGAAGTGGTTCTGGTGGCGGAGGTCAACAAACCAATCCTGGAGCTGGTGGCGGAGGCGGCGGCGCTGGTGCCGTTGGAACTGATGCATCAGGTACTACTGCAGGTAATGGTGGAAATGGTACAGCAAGTTCAATTACAGGTTCTTCAGTAACTCGTGCTGGTGGAGGCGGAGGCGGTTCTTGGAATGGTCCAAATGGATCAGCTGGATCAGGCGGTGGCGCAGCCGGAGTAAGCGCTCCTGGTCTTAACAATGGAACTGCTGGAACAGCAAACACTGGCGGCGGCGGTGGAGGCACAGCTTGGGGAACTACAGGTGTAGGTGGTGAATCTCAAGGTGGCGACGGCGGAAAAGGCGTAGTAATTTTAAGTGTGCCTACTGCTAATTATTCATCAAGTACATCAGGCTCACCAACAGTTACAACATCAGGTTCAAACACAATAATGCAATTTGATGGCTCAGGGAGTTACACAACATAATGGCTAGTTTTGCAAAAATAGGGGCAGACAATGTAGTTAAACAAGTTGTTGCCGTTAATAATGAAGTGATTACTGACAATGATGGTAATGAACAAGAACAATTAGGTGTGGATTTTTTAAATAATTTATATGGGTCAGCGGATGTATGGAAACAAACATCTTATAATACTCACGGTGGTGTTCATAGATTAGGGGGAACACCTTTTAGAAAAAACCATGCGGGTGTGGGTATGACTTATGATGAAGGTAGAGACGCTTTTATTACACCAAAACCTTTTGCTTCTTGGGCATTAAACGAAGATACTTGTCAATGGGAAGCTCCAATATCTAAACCTGTTGATCAACCATGTATGTGGAACGAAGAAAATCAAAGTTGGGACATAATAGAATAATACTTGGAATATAGTAATATTTAGAATAAATTAATTCTTAATGAAAGAAAAAAATAAATTCGAGAACTCTTCTTGGAATTTTAAATTAGATAAAGTTCATTTTTACTCTCAATGGCAGGGTGCTTTTACAAAAGAAGAATGTAAAAAAATAATTCAGATCGCTAATAAGAAAGGTCTAATTAAAGGAACAACATTTGGTAAAAACAAATTAGATGTTAGAAAAAGTAAAATATCTTGGTTGTACCCTTCTGATAATATGGATTGGGTATTTCGTAGAGTAACCGACATAGTATTAGATTTAAATAAAAGATTTTTTAATTTTGATGTATTTGGTTTAAACGAGGGTTTTCAATTTACTAATTATAAGGCACCATCTAATAAATATGGAAAACACGTTGATAGAGCATCAGATTTTATTGTTAGAAAATTATCTATATCAATTCAATTAACCGACCCAAAAGAATATCAAGGTGGAGAACTCTATCTTTATGAAGATGACAAAGGCATGTTAATGGATAAAAAACAAGGAACATTAATAATGTTTCCATCTTATATTTTACATGAAGTTAAACCTGTAACAAAAGGTGAAAGAAATTCTTTAGTAACTTGGGTCACTGGAAATCAATTTAAATAATGCCAAGAAAACTATCAGTAAAAGAAACAATAGATATGTTTTCAAATGAAAATGGTTTTGCTTGGGGTATAAATACTGCTATGAAAGCACTAGTGCCAAAAGCTAATTATGATCTTACCGCTACTGATGAAACGTTTGTTATAGATAGATGGGATTCAATATACCCACAACCAACATCAGAAGAAATAAAAAACGAATACATAAGGCAACAAACGATAGCTGAGTGTATTGAATACTTTAAAAATAACAAAAAATAGCGTAAAGTACGAGAGGAAGATTAGATTGATCTCCTTTAAAAACTATATATAATGCCTGTTTATGCTACAGAAGATAAACTTTCTACCTGGATTAAACAAACAAATCACACCTACAGCTGCAGAGAGTCAGTGGATAGACTGTGATAATGTGCGTTTTAGATATGGAATTCCAGAAAAAATAGGTGGTTGGAACCAGTTAGGAAACGTTAATGAAAATGAATTAACGGGAGCAGGAAGAGGACTACACCATTTTGTTAATAGCTTAGGTAGAAGATATGCCATCATAGGCACTAATAGAATTTTATACGCTTACTCAGGGGGTGTGTTCTATGACATACACCCAATTAAAACCACAACAACACTTACAAGTGCATTTAGTACCACTAACGGATCGCCAACTGTAACTATAACTTTTTCTACATCTCACGGGATTAACCCACAAGACATTATTCTTTTAGATAATTTTACAACTATTACAGGATCTAATTTTAGTGCTTCTGACTTTGACGATAAAAAATTTATGGTAACGACTGTGCCTACAAGCACAACTTTAACTATTACCATGCCATCAAACGAGTCTGGATCTGGAGCAACTACATCTGGGGGCATTAGAGTTCAACACTATTATCCTGTTGGATCAGCAGTTCAGGAAAAAGGTTTTGGTTGGGGTCTAGGATCTTGGGGTGGAGAAGCATCATCTGCTGTAACCACAACTTTAAATGGTGCGTTAGGTGATAACGCTTTTGGAACAGGTGGATCAGGAACCAGTATTGTTTTGGCTGATGCATCACAGTTTCCAAGCACAGGAACAAATTTTATAAAAGTAGGAACAGAAGAAATATCTTACACTGGTGTTACAAGTGGTACAACTTTAACTGGAATTACTAGAGCTGTAAGAGGCACAACGAGAGCCGCACACAGTGATGGTGCAACAGTGACTAATACTACAGATTTTGTTGCATGGGGAGAAGCAGCATCTGGAGACTTAGTATTAGAACCAGGTATGTGGTCACTAGATAACTTTGGTGACAAAGCTATTTCATTAATTCATGATGGTGAAGTTTTTGAATGGGATTCATCTTTATCAAACGCTACGAACACAAGATGCACAATTATATCTGGAGCTCCGACTGCATCAAGACACATGGTAGTATCAACACCTGACAGACACTTAGTATTCTTCGGTACAGAAACAACGATTGGTACAAAGTCAACTCAAGACGATATGTTTATTAGATTCTCAGACCAAGAAAACATTAACTCGTATACGCCTACAGCAACTAATACAGCTGGCACACAGAGATTGGCTGACGGATCACAAATCATGGGGGCTATTAGAGGTAGAGATGCAATTTATGTTTATACTGATACAGCCTTATTCTTACAAAGATTTGTTGGTGCACCTTTTACCTTTTCTTTTGCTCAAGCAGGAACTAACTGTGGACTATCAGGACAAAATGCAGTTGTAGAAGTTGACGGTGCAGCGTACTGGTTATCTGAAAACGGTTTCTTCAGATATGCAGGTAAACTAGAATCGTTACCATGTTTAGTAGAAGACTTTGTTTATGATGATATTAATATGGAATCTGGTAATCAAATGATAAGTGCAGGTTTAAACAACTTGTTCGGTGAGATTATGTGGTTCTATCCATCATCAACATCTTCTGTTGTTAATAAAATGGTTTGTTATAATTATTTTGATTCAACACCAAATAGACCTGTATGGACTGTTGGTACATTAGACAGAACTATGTGGAGAGATTCCGCTGTATTTGGTAAACCTCATGCTCTTGATTATGATGCTAGCACTGATACATCGTATGATGTTGTGGGTAATACTGAGGGTAGAACAGCATACTATGAACACGAAACAGGGACCGATCAAAACAAAAACGGTACCATAACTGCTGTTACAGCCAATATAACATCTGGTGATTATGATATTACACAGGACAGAAACCAAGGAATTACGTTTAGAGGAGATGGTGAGTTTCTTATGAAGATAAGAAGATTTGTACCAGACTTTGTATCTCAAACAGGAAACACACAAATAACGTTAAATTTAAAAAACTATTCAAACGATACAGCTGCTAGCTCATCACTTGGTCCCTTTACAATTACTTCATCAACGACTAAAGTAGATACACGAGCAAGAGCTAGAGCAGTAGCACTTAAAGTAGAAAACACAGGATCTGGTCAAGATTGGAAGCTCGGCACATTCAGACTAGATGTACAATCGGACGGTAGAAGATAATGAACGGAATAGATTATTTAGATGTAACACAAGAAGATTTACTTGGCAAAGCACCAACTAATATGCCTGCGGTTAATACATTAACAAATCTTGATGACATGGATGCTGACCAGAGCAGAGTGTTAAATAGAATAAGAATAAGAGATTATCTTAAAAATATTGCTGGTGGAGCTGGAGAAGGAATTATGAATACTTTAGCAGGCCAAGATACTAGATCTACTCTTACCAGAGCTGGACTTGGATCTTTACTATTTGGATTTAATCCTATGACTGCGCTACTTGGAGCATTTATTGGATCAAAAACACCAGACATTTATAGTAGCCTTCAAGGTAGAAATATAAATCCGTTAAGTTTTATAAGAGAAAAAAGAGCTGAAAGACAAAGAGAAAGAATGGCTAAAGCTTCAGCTTTTGAAAGAGAGCAAGCTTTAAGAGAGTTAGATCAAGCAACTAGTGGTGATCCTGTTTATGGTGCAGGAGAAGCTGCAGGAATGGGATTTGGAGGAGGAAGAACTGATCCCACAGATAAAAGTTAATTATGGCAAAGATAGTACAAACATTTACAAGACCTAGCGTAGAGTATGATTTTACAGTATCAGAATCTCAAGCTAGAGATATTGATGGTATTATCAATAAATTAAATACAACGTATCAACAAGACTTGAAGGATGAAGTAGAGGCTGAAAACTTCTTTTTAAATTAATGTCAAATAGTTTTATAAACGCAAAAACAGATTTAACAACTACAGATCTAACTACTCTGTACACGGTGCCTTCAGCAAACGTAGCTGTAGTAAAATCAATATTGGTTTCTAACGATGCTGGATCTAGTTGTAATATAACAGTCACTTTAGTTGATGCTAGTTCTAACATATTTAGTTTGTTTAAAACAAAGGCGGTAGATACAAATACAACAACAGAACTTTTAACTCAGCCCCTTGTTATGGAAGAGAGTGAGATACTAAAAGTACAGGCTTCTGACGCAAACGAGCTGCACGTCATAGCTTCAATATTACAGGTGCAGCCGAGAGAGGTTACATCGTAATGGAAACAATAAAGCCAAAAGAAATTATAACAACTATATCTAACCAAAAAACAGGAGAGGTATATAAAACAGAAGAAGAATGGAAGACAAAAGGAGTGTCTGAAGAGGAGATCAGAAGAGACGTAAAAGTGGTTATGCCTTCTCTTGATTTGTTTCCTAAAACCAAATAGAACAATATTATGGGATTATTAAAGAAGATAAAAAGAACAGTTAGGAAGATAGTTCCTAAAGAAGTCTCAGGTATCATGAGAGCTGCAGCACCTTTTGTTGCACCTTATAGTTTACCGGCAGCTGCTGCTTTAAGTATTGGTGGTCAATTAAGAGCTGGTCAAGGTAGAATTAGTCCATTAGAAACTGTTCTAGCATTAGCACCTTCCGATGCAGCTAGAAACCTTACAAAAAAAGTTCCAGGAGGACAGGCTTTAGATCAATTTTTGTATGGAACAGGAGCAGGATATACGGGATCTCCTGGAGATTTAATGGGAACTGAAATAGAAGCAACACAAGGTATACTTGGTTCTGGTGGAAAATTTGGTTTAAAAGAATTTGTAGGAAGTAAGTTATTATCTCCAGATAAAACATTATCCAAACCTAGACTAGCAGCTTTAGCAGCATCTGGATTATCGTTAGCTACAGCTACTAAACAGTTAGAAGAAGAAGCAGTAGAAGAGGGAGCTAGCGATAGTGAAATAGCAGCATTAACAGCAGAAGCAGCAGACTTCTGGTCTACATTATCATCTAGTGATTTCGCTGTTACACCTACTTTGGCTAAAGGCGGTAGGGTTGGATTTCAAGATGGGACAGATGTAAGTCCTACAATACGTTCAGAAAAAATGGCAAACTATAAAGCTCTTTCAGAACCTTTGGATTATGGAAGACAACTACCTCCATTTTTAAAAAGAACACCTATTAAATATGAACAATCAAGAGATGATTTTGAAACAATGCAAAAAGAAAGATTTATGTATGATTATGATAAACCAAAAATGCCTAAAAAAATGTTAAATAAAGTTAGAGATCTTTTAGATAAAGATAACAAACTAGAAGCCGGGCCTTCATGGTTTTTTAAGAGAGTAGAAAATTTAGAATATTTAGGATATTCCCCTGAAGAAGCAGCCATAATAGCTGCAGATGATAATGCATATTTTGAAATTGTTGGTTATCCTATGGCTCAAGGTGGTTTGATGAGAAAAAACTTGGCTCTTGGAACAAGGCCCACGGTTCAAGAAAGTGGTCTAGGAGGGCTTCCAATTGAGGCAGATATGCGTTATAGTGGCGGCTTCATGCCATACGGTGCCAGAGAAAAAGCCGATGACGTGCCTGCTAGATTAAGCAAAAACGAATTTGTATTTACCGCAGATGCTGTAAGAGCAGCAGGTGGCGGCAGCGTTCAAAAAGGAGCTCAAAAAATGTACAACACAATGAAACAATTAGAGGCAATGGGTAAAGCATAATGGCTGAAGAAGTATTACAAACACAGATAACACGTCCATCTCCCATAATAGAAGAAGGACAGAAAGCCTATCTTGAAGCTTTAAGAGATCAAGTTAAAACTCCTTTAGCTACGTCTGCATTTGCACCAGGTGTGGTTTCGAGAGGTGCATTAGAACAAGCAGCACAACAACAAGCAGCAACACAAGCTGGACTTGGAACTTTAGGATTTGATCAACAAGGAGCCATATCAACTGTAGGAACAGGAACTGGTATAGCAGGGTTTCAACCATTTTTAGATGCAGCTTCAACTGCAGCAACACAAGCAGGGACAGACATCGCATCAGCTAGAGGCATGGTTGGACCAACAGCATATCAACAATTTTTATCTCCATATCAAACAGCAGTAAGAGATGCTACGTTAGCATCATTTGATGAACAAGCTGCAGCAAGACAACAAGGTATTTCAGATCAAGCTGTAGCGTTAGGTGGTTTTGGTGGTGGTAGAGAAGGAGTTCAGTTAGCAGAGTATCAAAGAAAATCAGATTTAGATCGTGCTTTATTACAGGCACAATTAAACCAACAAGGTTTTACACAAGCACAACAATTAGCGGGACAAGCATTTCAACAGTTTGGTAATTTAGGACAACTTCAACAAGGTCTTGGCTCACAACAAGCAGCCTTTGCACAATTACAACCTAGCCTGGCAGCACAAAATATTGGAATGGTTGGACAACTTGGTCAACAAGACTTTTCATTTAGACAAGCACAAGCAGATGCGGCTAGAGAAGCAGAGAGAATAAGACAGTTCGAACCTATTGATAGACTAGCAAGATTAGGTCAAGGTATTACTGGATTAACACCTGGTGGTGGAACTGTAACAACAACTACTGGTGTCCCTGCAGCAGCGCCTAGTCCGATTGGATCTGCATTAACAGCAGGTATTGGAGCGTTTGGTTTAGGAAAATTATTTGGTTTTTCTAAAGGTGGAAGAGTTGGATTTGATGACGGAACAACAAAAGAAATGGTTATGAACATGGGTGATAACACGAAGATGGCATCGGCTATGGACATGGATGATTTAAGAGCACAGCTACTAGAAGCATTTAAAAAATATAAAGACGGGGGCGGCACGTTAAGTTTTGAAAAATTTTCAAGAGCGTACATGGAAACCGGCGGTATTTAATTATGAACTATAAAGTAATGAAAAGACCGATGTTTAGATTGGGTGGGTCTGCAAGACCTGGCTACTCAACTGGAACTGAAAATCCTGCTACAAAAGAAATAGAAAAATTAATAGGTGAAAGAGCGGCTGAACGAGAAAAGTTTATGAATTTTCAAAGATCAACTTTGCCTTTTCAAGTTTTAGCAGGACAGCCTGGGCTTTCAACAATAAGAAAATTATCAGACGTACCAACTTTACTTTCTGATATTGGTAGAGATCCTGCTTTGTTTGATGCTTTAATAAAAGGTAGAAGTTTAGATTTAAAAATGAAAGATAAAGAATTAGATGACAAAATAAAATTAGCTACAATAAAAAGCAAAGCAGCAGGTTCTAGCACTAGATTAAAATCTGAAGCAGCCATTAGAAGAATTGAAACAAAAATTATAGATTTAGAAAATAAAAAAAGTTTATTAGAAGGCCAAACAGGTCCTGAAGTGCAAAAAGAATTAAAAAAAATTAATAACGATCTTCGTATAGAAAAACAATCTTTAAAAGCATTTATTAATGAAAACTTAAGAATAAGAGCAGTAGATGCTTTGAGTAAAAACTTGTATCAAGGACAGCAATTGTCAGAAGAAGACATTCAAAAAAAAATTGATGAATACAAAGGAACTATGGCTGATGGAGGTAGAGTAGGTTATCAAGAAGGCACACCAGAACCTATGATGGAAGAAACTATTGATGTAGAAGAAACACTTAATCCTGTAAAAGAACAACCTCAAGAAAGTGCCATGAGTATAAAACAAATGTATGATCTCATGAGACAAAGAATACCTGCGGCCAATGTAAGTGATAAAGATTTATACAAAATAGCTTCTAGTCAGCAAATTATGGCAGACTTTGCTAGTTTAGAAACTATGAGTGACGTAACACAGTTCAACGAACAATATGATACCAACATAGTCCTCGACTTGCCTATAGTTGGTTAAGGACACTATGGAACAAGAAAGTTTTTTTAAAAACATATTTGAAGGTAGCTTTTCAGAGAGCAATAAAATAGTTCCTAATGCAACGTTAGGTGAAGAATATAATGAGTTTATTGAAACCCTACCTGTAGAAGTTCAAGAAGATGTAGCTAGATATAAAAATATATTTAGAGAAAACCCACAACCAATTATAAATTTTTTAGATGAATACAAAGCAAAAGGTTTTTCTGATTACATAGAAAAAGAAACATTTAGAAAAGACGGAACAGAACTTGCTAAATACGATGGCATGAGATTTAGCAACTACGAGTATTTAGGAAAAAGTGAGTACGACCGTTCTTACAGACAGGATGAAGATGCTGGTAAACTTGCACAACAAAAAGTAAAAGAATCTACAGTAGGCCAGCTTGCTGTTGGTGTCCCTCATGGTTTATACACATCTATTAAAGGTATTGCAGAACTAGGTGGCGCATTATCAGATCTATATTTAGATACAGACACATTAGCTACAATCGAAGAAGTTTTACCACAAATAGATTTAGATGAAGTATACAAAGACGAGTCAGGATCTATAGCAAGACTAACTTCTCTATTCACACAGTACGGTACAGCCGGTGGACTCGCAACAAAACTAGCAAAAAAAATTGTAACTAGAGCAGCGAAAAATAAAAAAGCACAATTAGCTGCACAAAAAGTTTTAGGTAAAGGAGACACATATAGAAAAAGTTTGGCTAAATTTGGTGGTTACTATGCCTTACCTATTGGTGCTGCTGATGCAATTGTATCTGCTCAAGGTCAAGAAAGTATTGGTAGTATATTTGGTGACAAAGAGGGAAATAAATTAGAACAAGCTTTGTATTCTACAGCCGTAGAAGAGACAAAAAATTTAGAAGGTAAAGAAAAAGCTGCAGCTATATTAAGAAACAAATTAAAGTTTGGTGTTGAGGGCACAACAATTGTCGGTGGTATTAGTTTATTACCACCTGTTATAAAAGGAACTGCCAAAACAACTGGAGCTCTTTTAAGGTATGGAGCTGAGCCTGTTTTAAATACCGCTTCAAAAATTTTAACATACAAAGAAATATTACCATCGGCTTTTAGAAACATATCAAAGGGTGCAGATAAACTTTTAGCTAAAACAGGTGTACCTAAGTATGACTTCTGGAAATTT